AGTCCTTCGACAACAGCTCTGGCGTCATTCAAGTCTCCTACTTTCTTTGTCAGTGCTTCAAATCCTGCAATAAACGCCTGAGCCTCTTGAGGAATAGCCTTATACTCTGCGAGTAATTGCTGTTTACGTTCCTGAGTCAGCGTTTCAGGAGCCTGAACTACTTCCGCCTCAGCATCAAATTCACCAGCATCAAATTCACCCAGTGCATCCTGTATAATCTCTTCAGCAGCCTCAGCTCCAGCTGCATCATCCGAGTCTTCAATTCTCTTAGCATCTGGAAGATTCTGATCAATCACAGAAACTTTCCTCTTCGGCACCTTGCCTTCAGCATCCAAAAAGCTTTTCTTACTTCCATCATATGCAAATGCACTAAGCAACTTAGCAATCTGCTTCTCAGGACTTTCCTTACCATTACCCTTAAACGTGCCGTCTTTATACTTCTTCAACAAGCTATCTGCATAACTATAGAAACGAGTTCTTGTAGCTCCGACATTGATCTTAGCTTGATTAGCATCATTAACTCCTGTCGTTTCAGGACTCAAGAACCATCTGCCACCTTCAAGTGCTTGCAGCTCCTGCTTAAGCGTATCCCCAAACTTACCTTCTAGAGCACCAACTGCATTAAACTCACGGCTCGTCTGCATGTCTAAATGCTGCCCCGACTTGTCATCAATCACTGGCTTAAATCCCTGCGCCTCAGCCTCGTTAGGTCTTGCATACACAGTTGCACCAGATGCATCTGTATACGTCATTTTCTTTGGAGCTCCAGCTTTCTTAATCGCAACCTTTTCAATAGACTCTTCCAAGGTGCTAGCATCCTCTTCCTTAACTTTAACAATTTCTTCCGCAGCCTGCTTCTTCGCCCTCGCAGCCTCCAGCTGCTGAACTCTTAACCGTGCCGCTTCAGGATTAGGTCCACCCTTAGCAGGCTCCTCATATCCTTGGCCTTCCAACGCTGGACCTTCTATATTCAGCAACCCAGCGCCAGACAGATTCTTGTCTTCAAACTTCTTCAGCGCCGCACTAATCAACGGATCAGGACCAGCTTCGACATTATCCAACAACATATCCTGAGTAAGCTTATCATACTCCTTGTTGATTTCCTCAATAGCTCTAAGCTTCACCACTTCATTCTCAATCTTTTCAGCACGAGCAATCTTACTAGCTCTAGCCATCTCAATCTTCATCACACCTTCATACTTAGGATCAAGCACGGTAGGTCTAGGAGCTGGCGGTGCATCTCCTGGAGGCGGTTGAGTTGTAACCGGAACAGGCTTCTTAAGCAATGTTGGAATGTCGGCGATTGCGAATGGTATTTGAGAGAGTAAGGTTCCCAAGACCCAGTTTTTGTCATACTCAGGCAACTCTTGACCTTGAGCCAGGGCGCTTCCAGCTTGAATGCCTTCCATAGCTGCGCTGCCGCCTACTTGACCTGCTCCGTAAATACCTAAGCGAGAAGCTAAGCTCTTACCTGTTAGTCCGAATGTATTTTTGGCAACACTTGATGCGAGTTCGCCTGCTTTTCCTCCAATAAACGGCATCGCACCAGCTGTGGCAGCACTGGCGAGACTATCGGATTTTTCGTAAGCGTTCGCCGCACCAAGTGCGCCAGAAGAAATAAGTGCAGCGGCTGGGACTGTGCCACCTGAGGCGAGACCGGAAATCATCATTGGTGCCATGTCAATCATGGAACGAGGCAGAGAATATCCCATCTCGTAACCTGCGTTGCGATCACCACCAAAGAATTCAAACGCATCGGCTCCAGCTGCGCCGAGCATCTGAGGCTGGTTAGTTGCCTCAAGACCTTTGTCGAGCCAGTAGCTCCCACGCTTTGCTAAGCCTCCAAGTCCGCCTTTAGCTGCACTGTCAAAGACGTTGCTGTCAAAGGTATGTTGGCCTAGACGAGCAAAATCCTCAAGCGACAGTTGTTGCTGGCGCTGAGGATCAAGCTGACGATAAGCGTCATAGACGCTGGCAAAGGTGGAGTCGGGCATAAGAAAATTTTAGCGATTAGGACCAACCATGTAAGAAGCAAGCCAGTCGAGGAACTTCTTAATTTCGGAGTCTTTGAGATTGAATCCTGGTCGTTCTGGTAGGACATTACCCCAGCGATCAGTGCGAGAAGCTTTCTTCTTCGGCGCTGGCTGTTGTTGAAGCATCTGTTGTGAAGCATTGTTGAAGGGAAGCGGAGCTTGTTGCTGTTGGCGAGCACTTGCAGCTGGAAATGGAATCGACACAGTTGGCTTAGGCTGACGCATCTTGTCAGCTTGTAGAGCCTGGATGAAGTCTGGAGACATGGCTGGAGCCTGTGCAAAGGCATTTGCACCACCTTGAATTGTGGCTTGCATAGGACTAAGAAACTGTCCATCCACCTGCGGCAGATTTACCGGACCACGATGAAGCTCAGCCATAAGCTCAGCTGGAGAATCACTAGGATTTGCACGGTCTTGTGCTGATACTCCTGGAGTCGAGAATCCTACAGGTCGTCCGTTTGCATCCATCGCTAGACGCATTCCTGCAGAGTTAGAAATTACATTAGGCTGTTGCATTGCTTGTAGCATCTTTTGTGCTTCAATTAGCTCGCGTCCTCCTGCAGCTCGTTGGTTGATATCGCCTCCAAGCTCACGACCCATTTGCTGATATCGAGCACTCTGTCGTGCAGCTACTTCGGGATTGAGTGGAGAGTTAGCAAACACCGCGTCCACACCTCTCAATGCATTTGCGTCTTCTAACCCTCCACCCATAGCATAGCGATTTCCAGAAGAATGCAGCTGAGCCTGGTTTAATGTCGGCAACATCTGATTGAAGACATTTGGCATAGGCATTGCCAGTGCTGCGTCCATGGGGTTAGGAGCTTGCGGCTGCAGCATGTCTTGTATTGGCTGCCAAAAGGCTTGCGAGTTGATTGATGGATTAGTTAATGGAGCACCCATAAGATTATTTAGTTGATTGTGACGATTGAAGAAGCTTTCTGTAAATTGCCATCAAGTCTTCCGGTAGCTCAGGTGCTTGTGGCTGTGCAGTTTGAGCACGCAAACCCATTGTCTCAGCAATCTTTTCTGCAAAACCTGGAGGCAATCCATACTGAGCTTGACTTCCTGTATTAGCAAGTAAATTTGCCATTTGAGCTTTTTTAAGCATCATCATCAATGCACGTTGCTCAGGACTAGATTCCTCTTGTGCTTGTTGTAGCTCATACGGAGCCAACGCATTGCGATTCTTAAGATTCTTTGTTTGCTCTTGAAGATATTCTCTTCGCATAGGAGCCTGTGAAGTTTCTGCTTGCTGTTGCTGCAAGTTCATCGCAGCACCTCCTAATCCCATAAGTTCTTTTAATGTTTGTAGTGCTTTCATTGTTGTTGATTCTACGGTGTTTCCTCCGTGCTACAATTCTTATATCCTAAAGAAATCCAAATTAGGATGATAAAAGATTTCTTTAGGATTGATACCTTTAAGGAGGCGAAAAGGCTGGCTCTCTTGCGATTGCTGTGCTTGCTGCGCAGACGCATCATTCGAACCAGGGCTAGGTGGTCCATCAGCCCATCGTCGCCCAAGCTCCGCATTACGATCGCGCTCATTTAGTTGCGCCTCTTGCCTGTCATTCGATGCCTTTAGCGATTCCTGCCCAGACGCACCATTCCAACCAGGGCGAGGTGCACTGCCCATCCACGTAGGACCACCTTGCGGCAGTCCAAAAAACCTATCCGCTGCACTACGTGTAGGCGGAGACATTGCTGGTGACTTAAAAAAATCCATATTATCTTAGTCCTCTTGGTTGACGTCCTTGTTCTACTTGCATTGAATCTTGAAGAATTAAGCGTTCCATAGCAGCTTGCTTAGCTCGTTCAGGTGGTCCGAGATTTCCATTGACTGAGTCAAAAACTTTTGCAAAATAATTAACCTCAACGATTGCACTCCACATAAGATACTCGTGTCCATACTGTGTAAAGTAATCCGTGTCAGCATCAACAGTATAATCAGCTCCCCACTTAACACCATCAATAATGACGGTTGTGTTAACAGCTGGAGTCGGATTGATAAAAATTGTGCCTCCATGCACAAATACTTCTTCTGGACCGATGCGAATTGAGCGCATTTGCTCATCATCAGGGTAACGATACTCAAGATCGTTGTATTTGCCACGTGCATTCCAAATTCTTTCCTTAGCCCAAACAGCAACGTTTTTCTTTGGATGATGATAAAGTGGCACGTCACCTCCATCCGCTACACGATAAAACGTAATATATTCCTTAAGATTCACCGCTGTAGCTGTGCCTCGCAGCACTGCACTACTTAATGCTCCGCCTGTCGTAGGACTGACCGTTACCTGTGCTTCCACCCTATTAGCGTTGAAATCATGCTGTTGCTCAATCCTGCGTCGTGCATTATTTAGCGATACCAGCAACAAGTCAATTGAGTTCTTTGTGAAAAACTCTACGTCTTTCTGCAAGTAGGCAGCTACAGTTCGTTTCAATTCACCAATAGTCATAACGGTCAGTCCCAGATTCAGTGTTTACCGATGCGTCTTTTCACCCATCAGATCACGATCACCCAAACCACCAAGATTGCCATGCTTTGAGGCATAGCGATCATAAGTGTTGTTTGAGCTTTCAAACTGAGCCTTACCTGTGCGAGGCTCAAGTTGCATCGTGTCTTCCACCATCTTAGCTTTTGGAGCCATGGTGTCGTCGAAGTCCATGTATTGTTTTGGCATTGTTATTCTCCTTTGATTGTTAACTTGAACGTGCCACTAATCGCTAGTGACGTTGCTGCAGTTTCCGATTTAAGCAGCAACAGGGTTTTGTCATACGAGGGTGAAGTAAGCGTGATAACAGAATTATCGCTCTTTACCAACGGCGAGCAGTCGATGATGTTAGTCAGATCGAACAGACTCGCCGCAATTTGTTCTCCAGCCGTGGCAGAACCAGCGCTAGAAAGAACGACGGTAGCTTGGCGCACCTTAAGATGCTTACCTCCAAGCCCCTTTTCGATCCAACTAGCGTCGATTGTGACACCAGATGCGGTTAAGTCAGCCATAGTGTTACGACAGAATTCCAGTCAGTCCATCAATCCACATGTGGCGGCGTGGCATACGGATCTCAAACGTGCACTCGGTGAGCCATTCATCTTTACGATAATCAGCATCACGAGCTTGACGATTTTTGAGAAGCTCCGTATCGCGGCCTTCCATATTGTGGTATTTCAGATCCCCAGCATCAAGAACCACCATAGTATTTTGCATACTAGGATCTTCCTTGAACAGAGGATGAGTCTTGAACAGCAAGTCACCATGAATCGTATTCAGACGCTTGATCTGCATTCCGTAGGAATCTTCCTTTGGACTGAGCTCGTGCATTGTGAGGGAATTACGATTAGCATAGTCATTTATGACTGCCAGAGTCTTGTCACCGCAGACCACGAGCTTCTCATACGTGCTGTCACTCTGTGACATGAACATACGACGAATAAGCTCGTCCCAGTTGGACTTAGTCACAGTGCCAACATTTGTCAGCACGCGCTTGTCTTCCGACGAAGACGAAGTCCAAGTTGCCGAGGACAGATCGCTTTCACCTGGACGATAATCATAAGCACCACCATTTGCAGTGTTGCCCTTATCCCATTGTTCCAGATACCAGCGAATGCCACCTGCAAAACGCACAGGAACTGAGTCACCATCAGCATTAGTCGTGGTAGTTTCACGCTTAACACCAAACAGCAGAGCCTTTTCCATACTTGTCATATGACGCAAAGAACCATCCTTGCAGTCCTTAAAGTATTTTGGCTTGCTGTCCCACTGTTGACCCATCTTAAGTGCTGAGCCGGTCCAAGGACCAAGCACAGTGCGGAAGATCTGAGTCACATTCGTGAGCTTCAACGGCTCAGTGCTGCGACCATCAGAACGACTCCGATCACCTTCACCAGTAGCAGTGCCAATGACGGTCACATACTTACCATTGTTAGTGGTGACCTGATTACTCGCACCGACACTAGCCAGTGAGGCGTCAAGCAACTTAACCGTTGCAACATTTGCAGTATCATCAATAGCTGTAACCCAGCCAGTGACGTTTGCAGTTGTCGCATCGGTGCGAAGCACGTCTTTGATCATGATCACATCGCGAACACGAATATCATCCGCATTAACGAGTTTCACATAAATCGTAGCACCCACAGCTGCCGTAGCGTTAGCTGCTGCCGCCGTGCCTGCTGCACTGGTCGCAAAAGGACCCTTGCCAGACTCGATGATTGCAGTCAAATCACGTGCACTTTTCCACTTCTCTTCATACCAACCAAGTTCATAGTCGGTGAGTTCTTCTTCGTCATCCATCAGAGAAAGTAGCCCCATAAGCGGGAACTTACCTGTAGGATAATCGTAGAAGACCTTGCGTCGAGCATTGTTGGCACGATTAGTTGCCAAGTTGCTCGTTGTCATTAGTCCTAGGATTGCCATATTGTCGTATTATTTGTTTGTTTGCTTATGGGATTACGTCCCAACGTTGCCACATTATTTACCAAGAACACTCTGCCAAGCGGGTTGTTTCTTTCCACCTGACTGATTGCTCCCGCTCCTTGCTCCGCCACTAGTCATCGTAGCCATCTGAGGCATTCCGCCTCGTCCAGCGTTGTTTCCACCGGCAGACTTCAAGGAGAAAGTTGGATTACCTACACGAATCTGAGCTTCGACGAATCGAGCCACTTGCGTGTAAGCATGTTTGCGCTGTTCCTGGGGTGTCGCACCTTGAGGCGCATAACCCTGTTGCTTGAGCACAGCAATTGCATGTGACACAAGTTTGCCATGCGGCTTCAGCGCAGGAATTGCATTTGCAACATCGTTTTCAAAGTCACGCTGCTGACGATCAAGCTGCGCTTGTTTGAGCGGCGTGAGTTCACCACGAATTGGATCAAGTTCACTTCTAAGCGCCAATCCAGTGCTTGCATACAAATGCTGATAAATGCCATTTGTAAGTTGTTGAAGTGCTTGAGCTTGTTGTGGCGTTGCATGTTCACCAAGAATAGCCTTAGCTAGATTTTCATCTGGCGTGAACTTCTTTGTAAGTTTATCAAATTCAGCCTGATCAAACTCATTTGACTTCTGCTGTGGTGCAAACCGCTCCAGCACCGGTGTTAGAACCTGTGCATTAGCACGAGCTAAAGCCTCATAGTCAAAGTTTTGATGCGAAGGTTGCGCACCTTCTTGATTATCTGTGTTAGAATCCTCAAATGAGAAATTTTCCACGTTTTCATCACTACCACCACTATCGTAACTATAGTCATCTGCGTTTTCACGCAGGAATTGATTGTGTTTGTGCCACATAACTTAATTTTGTTCTTGTTGTTTCTTTACCAGGATTGAATTAATTTGATTAAAGAGCTCCTGGAGACGCTCTTTTTGAGCTTGATAGGTCGATCGTTTACCTAAATACTGTTCACGAAGCAAAAAACTTTGCAACGATGCAACTGGTGCGTTTAGCACGCCGTTATCTCCTAACTCCAACGCCTGAGCGACTTCAGACTGAAGGAACTGGAATACCTTGCTGTCCAGGAATCTGCGGAGCAGCAAGAGTTCCTTCTCCAAGTCCTCCAGGGACCATAGGTTGGGGTCTAAAGAATCGTTGGACATTGGTTACACCTCGTAGAGTTTGAATTTCTTCCATAGCTTTTTGGAGGTCGAAGCCGGAAGTAGCAGCGAACTCAGGGTTAGAGACAACAGCGATAACAAGTTCTTGCAGGCTCTGTGCCAAGAAGCCCTTTTCAGAAGAAAGAGTAGCGTCGAAGGAGAAGAAGTCTTCGTTGCCTACGAGTTCAAGGGGAGAGTCAGGAGCAAACTGCGAAAAAAGCGCCATTACCTTATCGCTTTGACCAAAAACCTTACGGAAAGTATCTTCTGACATTCCTTGACGCTGATTCATCATCAGCTTGCGTCCCATTGGTCCAAGGGCACTATCCCAGGCACAGGATAGCACTACCTTCATGCGAGACGCAGCACCAGCATTAGCTGCACGATTCTCAGTTGCAGATCTGCGTCCTCCTGAAGTCTGTCCCATTGAATTTTCATTCACACCCGTCACAAACTGCATCGTGCGCATGAGTATATCAGCGTCTGCAAAGTGACTTGTAGTTGTGTCACGAACATCTAGCTGATGAATCACATTACGAATATCTTGAACTGGTGCGTTTTTAGTAAGATAAATAATCGGCGATCTAGCTTCAAGTGTAGCAGTATCCACATATGAAGGATGAACGATTAAGTGTGAATCTAGCGACCTACGCACTGACTGCATGCGTGAATTGTAGAGCCAGCTAACAGTTTCTTGAAGTGCGTGAATTATATCGCTGAGTCCTTCATTTAGCTTAGCCTCATGATCTTGTGAGAACTGAGCTAATTCATAGTTAAACTCATCATGAAGATAGTTCTGAGGCTCAATAGCAATCAACCGATCATTAGCACGACGAAATGTGTAAAGTCTTGGAAAATCTTCAGGACCAAGATCAAACTCAGCAGGAATTAAATGAATGTTTCCTTCGGTATACGCAACCATAAAGTCAGTTTCATCCTTACTAGAGAAACTATTCTCTACCAGCTTCATTCGAGAAGTGCCACGTTCGTTGAACTTGGACTTATCCATCCGATGCACAAACTTAGTTCCAGCTGCAAGACCTTTGCGCTCAAGTTCTTTGACATTGGTAATATGCCACTCGTCTTCATCAGCTACAAACTGACCTTTGCTCCATTCGCTGAGTGGTTTCCTTGTATCTGGAAGAAAGCGATAAGGAAGAATGTTCTTAATCCGATTACCCTCATACTTAGTAAGTTCTTGCGAACGAAGCTCACCTCCGCTTGAAACTGAGCCAAGCAGTGTCTCAGTGATTGATTCCGGCATTGTCACGTCTACTCGCTGCGTGTCAATTGTCCACCAGTGCTTTAACGGAGCAATCGTGAACCGTGCCAAGTCAAGCAAAAACTGATACAGCTTACTGTTCCACTGATTCTGCCGAAGATCGCGTGCAAGACCTTTTTCAATAAGTTCCTTAAGATCAAAGTCCTCATCGCCAGTAGCTTCCATTTCATAGAAACGCTTATTCTGCGTGTAAAGCAAAAATCCAAACGAAACAAATGTCTGAATCTGTGCATAAGACAGCGGAATAATGCTTTTTCCTGGCTCATTCGCATCCTGAGCCTGATAATCTTCCTCATCCTTGGTCCACACACCACGATAAGTCTTGATATTCCGGTCCCATTTTGAGTAATGCTTCCCCATTTCATTCCGACTCTGCTTAAGCAGCCCAGAAATCTTATAGTCCAGCTTCTTGAGATTCTCTGGAAGCTCTTCTTCTTCCAGCATTGCTTTGATCTGTGGAGTAAGCATCAGTTAGGGTATCTATTACGCTTAGGTTTCTTCACACCCGAATCATAACTCGGCAGCGTAAAGTCAGGACGTGAGCTCATTTCCATAGGACGAATCACTGTAGCCTGTTTCATCGGATTCAAATAGCTCAATCCAGCCAGACACAAGCGATGGAAATTTTCCATCATATGGTCATTGTTATTGTCAAGTGGTTTTTCACTCTTTGGATCCCAAATATATCTATCAAACTCAAAAAGAGTCCTATGCAGCGACTCGTGGAAATAAATCATTGGATTGCCTTCCGCATCACGCTGACGAAGAATCTCACCAGACCTCAGAATCCCATCACTAAGAGCCTTACTACCCGGCTGCACTAGCACATCATTCATAATAAACTCATTAGCCATGGTCTGGCCATTGATCGGATTTGGTGTCCAAGCCAGCGGGTCACAAAGTGCAGTCATAATAGGCCGCTGCACACGTCCTTGTGGCGTCACATCCGTCAGTGTGCTTTTAATCATATCGCACAGCCCAGGAATAAACATCTTCATAAACAGCTCCGCAAAGAAATACGTATATCCATGCGGTCCTGTAGCTGCAAACAACACTGCCATAGGAATCTTAGGATGTGGATCAATAGCAAGCCGAATTGTCCACTCAGGCGGAGGCATCTGAGGACTATTCCAGCCATAAGGAGCCTTCGAGTAAGTATGCAAATCATGGCTAAACTCCCTATGAATAATACCCGAGAGACTCCTCGGACGTCCATGAAGTCGTGCCTCAAGCTCCGTTGCACTCACATCTTTAGCAAATTCCTCTAACGAGTCCTTAGTATTTGTAGGATTATCCGTAGAGCTTCCTGTCATCACCCAAAAGCCCCGTTTCTTTTCATCCTTAAACGTTTCACCATCATCAAAATCCATCCTAGCTCTATGCCCAGGAATAAAATAATCATTGATCCACGCCTCAGTAATCGGTGTGCACAAAAACCAAGCACTACCCTTGCGATCAATCAATCCTCGAGCATACGCATACCACATAGCCTCTGGAAGCGGCTCATCCACATGAATAAAGTCCCAGTCAGAGGATTCATGACCCATTGGATTAGCCTTAAAACTCTTAACCGTGTCAATATACAGCGTAGAAATCCCACCCCACTTAGACTTAAAGTTAATCTTACAAATCTGTCCAGACTGACTCTTCTCCACCTTTTCCACCGCAGCCTCAGGAGCCAATGCAAAAATCTTTCCTTTAGCTTGACCGTCAGACTGCGACGTAAAGATTTCCTCAGCCTTATCCCAGTCCTGAACAATCAACACACCCTTGACATTTCGTTGAGGAATACCCACTGTGCGTCGTGGATCACCCTCAGGATAAAAGATTCTCTCCCCGATGCACCACGAGATATCCTCCGCTACTCCACAAGTTGACTTTCCCCAACGATTTCCAGTGCGAACAAAACGACGTCTATGATCCCCAGCGCTGTGAAACTTATCCTGTTTAGGATGTGGTCTATAGAACGCCAATCCATTAGCCTTCTTAATCTCTGCAATTCTAGTCAATCTCTCATGCAGCTCCCTCTTAGCCATCAACTGCTCCGCCATCTCTGGAGTCACATCATAGACAATTCGCGAGCTATTTTCATAGCCCTGAGCCGCGTCAGCATAAATGTCTTCCAAAGTTTCCATACAACTAAGTTAATCTTTAACTTTGCCAGCGACAAGCGCTTTTCTCGTAGGGAGTTCGTAGGAACGGAGCAACGAGGCTGTGTTATATTTGCGAGCACCTTGAGCAATTACAAGATTTTTTTGACTACGGTCATCAATAATGTGAGCTGCTTTAGGCATAAGTGAGCTTAGAAGTGTTAGGTGGTGTAACAATCATTTCAACAAGATGATAAAGACCTGAGTCGTAATCGACTTTAGCGTGAAACTTATGTTTTTTCCAGCTTACATGATTAGTCGCTTCGTAGCGTTTACGCTTTCCTTGTCTAGGGAAGGTTCGGTTAGGAATTGCGTCGTAGACAGTAGAAGAATCGGAAGAGACTGAAAGGAGATCAACTCGAGGATGAAGGCACTTTGAGATAGATACAGAAAATCCGTTGTAATCACCTTGGATTTCTGTTGGAATAGGTTCGTCAGTGCGAAGCCGCTTGCAAGAAAACGGAGTAGCAGAGACATACTCGTTAACTTGAACGATTGAGGAAGCGCTGACACCTTCTCTAAAGACTCGACGAAGTGCTACTCCGTTACTATCTTGAACAAACTGTAGGTCTTCAAGAACATCTGGCCAAGGATAGACAGTTGCAGTGTAATAGGTGAGAAAAGGAGTGGAAGATACAACGTCAGAAATAATAGGATTCCAAATAAAGATCATGGAATCGTCTGAGTCGGGAGAATTTAAGACTTCACCAAAGGTCCAGGTGCCGTAGTCAGAGAGTAAATCATCTTGGGAGTAGAAAAAATTAGCGTAGGTTGTGTCAACAAGGGAGTTAATCTTGGAGTAGTCAGCAGCTGCACGAGCGCGAGGCACGATAACTGAGAGTCGAAACTTCCCGGGCCACCAGGAGATGGGAACCAAAGAGCTACGAATGCCAGCGCGGTCAGTCATTACGCAGAAGGGTCAGAAGTGGAGATTGCAGGTTCCCATTCGTCAGGAACATAGACGAGTCCAAGGGATTTTGCAGGGAGTGCAACAGACTCAACAAGAACTATTGTGTTTGGAGTTGTGCCTGTTGTAGTAATGTTGACAATGGCTCCAGTAGATTGAAGTGCCAAGAGAAACGTATCAGCATCGAGTTTGATGAAGATGTAACGAGTGGCGGCACTAAGCCCTGCGGGAAGTCCACCACCAGCGACTACGGTTACAATGTCACCAGAAACACGACCGTGAGCAGTTGCAGTGCAAACGTCAGTAACAGCAGCAGTAAAAGTTGCACTCCAAGAAGTGGGATTTGTAGGCTCAGGAATAGTCTCACCATTGAGTGCAAAAACATAACCAGAGCAACGAACCTTAAAGAATCTAGGAGCTATATGAGATTGTGCATCTGTAGAAACAAATTTAATCTTTGTTAAATCAGTGCCATCAATAGGCGTGGCTCCTGGTTCGCCAATGCAAGGAATAGCAGTTGCGAGTGTTAATCCAGTGCCAGCCGCAGGCACAGCTCCATAAGAATTAAATGTGCCTTCCGCATTGTCCCACTCATCACGATATGTGGACTTAAAAATGTCCCAATGTGAACGAGCAAACGACGTGATGTTGTCCAGGATAATTGGATCAGCATGAACTGTAGTAGAGATCCAAATTTTAGTTGGAAGTGCCATTTATTGAGGAGAAGTTAAAGGTTGTCTTATCTCTTCTAAAAGCATAATTGCAGATTCTCGAAGTGCTTTTTCTTGGTCATACTCTTGTTCAAGCCTACGGTAAACTGAAGCTGCAAATGTTTTAATTGGTTCAAGCAGTGTGTATAGCATCGTAAGCACAGTAAACTTAGACGTGTCTAACACAGACGAGCCATACGCCGAAGCAATACAAACATAGCAATGTCCTGTCGCAGAGTTGTAAACAATGTCGCCTACGCTATATGCTGTAGCATATACAACTTCTGTAGCACTAAATGTAGGAGATTCAGGAATAAAACGTGCGTAAATTGTAGCCGCCGAAGTATCTACATAATACCCAGAAGCTTCAGTGCGCAGTATGTAAAGTCTACGAGCACTATTTTTTGTGCTTTGTGCTCCAGGATTTGCAGTCCAAAACTCAATCCAAATAGCTTTTTGAAGGGTATTAAGCGACACAAGTCCATCTGTCACAGAAACTGAGCTTTGCACCTCAATCGCATCAGGCCAGGGATAGTAACGAAGCACAAAAGCATTTGCTGCAGTAATAGCTGCTGCTAGTCTCTGCAACTTAATTGCTCCAAGCGTAGATGCATCTGCCACGCCAAGAATTGCAATGGTTGCATCTCTAACTTGCTTGAATGAAACTGTATCAGGAAAAAGTGGCATAATAGCTTACTGTGTAGCTTGAAAGTGCATAGCATCGCGTCCCCAAAAAGCTCCAGCCGAGAGCCAACCCTCACGAGAGAAAGCTTCCATCACTTTTAGTGGCATAGTTGCACGCACTGGCCAAGACGTGTGATTTCCATTATTCCCTGCATCAAAATCAACTGCAATTCCCCACGCGTGCATAGACCACGAGTTACCTCCACGCATCTTACGAAAGTTAAAGCAACCATCGTAAGCAGTAAGAATATAACCAGCTGTTTGCTTTAACTCTTGCAAAACTCGCAGCAACGAATCTGCTACAAGATCATGACAACGGATGATTTTGACTGGATTATCTTCATACCTCACACCAAGTCCATTGACATTCAGTGACATCAGGTTAATATCATTTCCTGGCTCGCCGTAGTAAGCTCTCACACTTTGTTGATCAGACTTCGGCCAAGGAGACACTTTTGGCATCAGTCTGCGCAAGTGCTGCTGACAAGCTGCAATACTCTTTGGTCCCCAGAAGCCATCAGCCGAGGCACCAACAGCTTTTTGCAGCTCAATGATTTCAGCCTTGTTCATAAAAAAACTTGACGTGTGCTATGACTTGCTTCCTTTGCTTTGCAAAACTGTTATTGAGCATTTACAACAATTGCTTTGCGAATTGTCTCATTTCCAATCCAGCCATCTTGCTTAGCAATCGGCATCTCAAGCGCAGCCTGCAGACGCACAGTTTGTTTATTTTGATACCATTGAACAGCAGATTGAATTACTAGCGTGAAGAATCCAACACAAGCAAGCTGAAACTCACCAACTGATGCTGTAGGAATTTCAATGCCAAGCTGAGCAAGCTGAGCCACGACAGCTCCAAGACCTGCACCAACAAGCCACTGAACCACACCACCGAGCTTAGCATTCACCAACTGCATCACGATTGCAAAGATTTTATTTTTCATACGAATATCAAGTTTGAGATTAATTTTACCAGAAAGTTTATGATTGTATCCAGGATTATTATTTGTTCCCATTGTCTGAAAGGTTTCTTCTTAACAGTTCTTTAACTTCTGTTACGCTTGCCCTAATGTATGTCAAATCTGCATTCATTCCAGCATTTGCAATCTCCAGCGTTCGGATTGAACTGTAACTTGAAGCCACCATGCTTTGAAGCTCGAGAAAGCGCGCTTTAATTGCAGTGTCTTCGCGTTTTAGCTCAGAGATTTCTGACTGCTGCCCTGCAACCCACATACCCATACCAAAAGCTCCTACAAGGAGACCGAAAATGCCTGTGGTAAGCCACTGAATGCCTCGACGCAGGAGATGAAGCTCGGAATTATCTTCTTCAGACATAAACGTGTGGCTATTTGATTAGATCATTGCTTACGTTACCAAGTTCTTTGATTGCTGAGGAGCCAAGGTTAAACATGCCTTTGAGACGAACTGTGTCTTTGATGGCTTGAGCACCGTGCTGGACACTCTTGCTTTGGTTTTGGTCAGCTGCAATAAGTCCTTGAGCCGACATGTTGAGACCTTTTGTGTCTGTGCCAAGGCTTGTGTAAGTCCATCCTGGTCCACGTGCTGCGACACAGTTGGAAAGAATTAAACTTACAAAACAAAGCAAAGCTTTCATACTATACAGCTTCGACTAACTCAGGCAGAGTAGGTTTAACTATTGTGTCGCGTTCAGCAATTAAAATATCCAACATTTGAATTGCACCGAGCGTAGCGTGCAGCGTTCCTTCAAGTTGAACTTTTTGTTTTAGCAAATCATTTTTTCGATCTTCAAAAGTCATAGAATTAATTATGTGTTAATCGTTACAGTTCCGTTTGCTTGTGTCGAAGTAAGTAAAATAGCAGGAAAAACCGGCATTCCGTTTACAACAACTAGTTCAAGGTTTTCTCTAGCACAAGCTGAAATAAACTCAGCACGACGTGCACTATCAGCCCAAAGATAAGCGACGGCGGCGGAGGATTGGGAGAAGAGCGCCGCGCCGCGCGTGTCAATAGAATCAAGGACTTGAGCGGCGGTGCAGCCTTCCGGTTGCCACGTGCGTTTTAGCGACCAAACGAGCGTGTTTATAAATTCGTCCAACGCTCTATTAACACGTGTAACTAAAGTATCTGCAATGCTCTGTGCGAGCTTTTCAGATTCCTCAACAGGTGGGGTGGTAATGAGTGGCATAGTGGTGCGTTGGGCTAGTTACTGACCGACTTGATGACGGTGAATCGGATGGTGTCTGCCGTCGTATCTGCGGTGGTTGCGTGCAGGTTGCTCAGCGTGATGGTGAAGCTGCCCGCTGCTACTGCGGTGACAAAGGCCACTGGCGTGCCTGTGCTACTGCTGACCACATTCACAATCACCGTGTCGGTCGCAGCGACCGTGCTATTGGTGACGACAAAGGACGCCTCGGCCCCAGCGGCTAGGCTAGTGCTGTTGCAGGTAATCAGGCCCGTGATTTTGTTCAGCGTCACTCCGGTGCTTCGGCTTGTGCTCTGCGTCTGCGTGCCGCCCGCTCCCGTAGCGTAGCCAATGCCAGCCGTTGCGCTGCTGCTTGTCACGGCTCCGCCGCCAGCGATGTCATCAGCAGCGCCGGTCGTCAGTCCACTGTTGAACACTGCGGTCGAATTAAATGTAACGGCTCCATTAAACGTAGCGGTCGAACTGAGAGTCGCGGAGCTTAGAGTTGCAGCACCGCTGATGGTGGCTGTGTTAGCAGTA